TCGTGGTGGCGCATTTCGCCAGCGCAGTGCAGACGCGGCTGGACGTGCGTTACTCGCCTTAACCTTTAACCCGCGTTCGCCGGATAGCGAGCCAGATCGGGACTGTAACCCTGACGACGTGCATAGGCTCGCGGCGTGATGACTATAAGACCGATTTTCCGCCACGGCTGTATTTGGACCGCGTAAGTCAAGAACCTTAAATGGTGAGACAAGCGGCCATATCCGAAATACAGTTGAAGGAATATCGCTGTGGCCGATAAGTTGCTCACAATCGACATGATTACCAGAATCGCCGTAAGGCTTTGGAAAAACACGAATGCGTTCATGAGGAACATCAACACGCAGTACGATGACCAATACGCGCGTACCGGCGCCAAGATCGGCACCGCGCTGCGCATTCGCCTACCGGTCGATTACACGGTTGGCACCGGGCAGTCCGTGTCGTTCCAGGATACCGTCGAGAACTTCACCACGCTGACGATGGCGACGCAGAACAACGTCGGCATGTCGTTTCCGCAGATCGAACTCACGTTGCAGGTCGATGACTTCGCCGAGCGTTACATCGCGCCGGCCGTCAACAACCTCGCCGGCAAGGTCGCCGTGGGGATCATGGCGGGCGCCGAGGGCGGCGTGTGCAACTATGTGGACAACCAGGCGGCTGGCGCCATCATCAGCCCGTCGATCACTACGATCCTGACCGCGAATGCCATCCTGGACACGCAGTCGGCGCCGATGATGAACCACCGCCTCGTGGTCAATCCGTTCACCGACAGCCGCATCGCCGGGGCGCTGTCCGGGCTGTTCAATCCATCGACGGAGATCAGTGAGCAATACCGCAGCGGCAACGTCAAGAACGCGCTCGGCTTCGATTGGCTCAAGGACCAGACGGTGTTGATGCACACCGCCGGGACGTTCACCGCGGGCACCGTCAACGGCGGCAGCCAGACTGGCACCACGATCACGACGAACGCGATCACCGGGACGCTCAAGAAAGGCGATATCATCACATTTGCGCTGGTCAACGGCGTGAACCGGATCGAGAAGCAGTCATACGGGCAACTGCGCCAGTTCGTCGTGCTCGCGGACGTGGCGACCGCCGGAACATCGATCAGCATCTATCCCCCGCTGATCCCGTCGAGCGGCGGCAACGACGTGCAGTATCAGACGGTGGACGTGTCGCCCGCGAACACGGCGGCGATTACGTTGGTGTCGCCGGCGAGTGCGGTTTACCGGAAGAACTTAGCCTTCGTTCCGGATGCGATAACAATGGCGACGGCCGATTTGGAAATCCCGCCGAACGTGGAAAGCGCACGGCACGAACTGGATGGCGTGTCGATGCTGATGGTTCGGCAGTATATCATCGGGACCGGTGTAACCGGAACTCGCCTCGACGTAGTTTGGGGTGTATTGTTCGTTAGGCCCGAATGGATGGTAGTAATACCAGACATTGTCTAGGCCATACGCTTGACTAGTCCCTATATCTCCCATATTCTCCTGCCGTGTCAAGGAGAAAATGGGAATGATCGATCTTACCGGGCAGAAATTCGGAAGGTGGCTCGTAAGGAGCAGGGACGAAACAACATCTCGACCCACGGTGTGGTATTGCGTTTGCGAGTGCGGAACAGAGAGGCGCGTCATAGGTCGGTCATTGCGAAATGGTCGATCCAAGAGTTGCGGATGTTGGCTCTCGGAAGAGAATGTGAGGCGCTTCACCACGCATGGGATGCACAAGCATCCGGCCTATCTTTCGTGGCGTGCGATGCTGTGCAGGTGCAATCTGCCGACCGATCCTGGCTATCCGGAATATGGCGGCAGAGGCATCACGGTTTGCGAACAATGGAAGGACTACACGCAATTCTGGCACGACATGGGACCGACCTGGGAGAAGGGATTGTCCATTGATCGAATGGAAGTCAACGGCAATTACGAGCCGAACAACTGCCGCTGGGCGACGGCCAAGCAGCAGGCGAACAATCGGCGGGACAATCAGATCATTCCGACGATCCACGGCCCAATGACAGTCAGCCAAGCATCCCAATACTTCGGGATAAACCGAAGCACGATCATGCGCCGCATGCGTGATGGATGGGACCGGAACCGATTACTCGAACCCGCGCAATTCCATCCGCGCTGGCACAACCAACAGGAGACCACATGAGCGGCCACATTCAACGCGCGCAGCAGCAGTTCCTTTTGATGGGCGGGGCCTACCAGTTCGGCCTCGCCAAGTTGCAGGAGGACGGAGTTCTGTCCGCCGACTACGTTTACCACGAGTATCCGAAGGTCATCCGGCTGTCGCGCGGCACCAAGGAGTTCGAACGTGCCACGGAGACGTGCGACAAGCGGACGATCACCTGGAAGGAGACGAAGGAGGTCTTCGAGGACATCCTGGTAAACTCCGAGGACGAGGAGGAGCGCGTTCTGTCCGGCGGGAAGACATCGACCCAGATGGAGGAAGACCGCCAGGGCCTGATCCAGCGGTGCCGCACCATGGGCATCGCGGCCGATCCGTCCTGGTCCGCGGTTCGGTTGCGGCGGGAACTCGGCGACGCGCTTGATGCGCCGGCACCGGGCGACAACATGGCGAAGCTGGAGGCCGAACTCGCGAACCTCCGCAAGATGGCCGCGATGCAAGCGGAGATCGAGGCGTTGCGGGCGCAGCTTGGCGGACAGCGTGGCGCGGTCCTGGATGCTCCACGTGAAGCGGAGGAGATCGAGGAACTCCGCGCGCAACTGACCGCGCTCGGGGTGCCGTTCCATCACAGGCATGGCGCGGAACGTCTCCGTGACCTGCTGGAAGCCGCGACGGCACCGGAGGGCGTGCGATGAGCGATCACGTCATGACGCCGCTGGAAATCCTGGAACAAGGCCACAAGGAGGCCGAGGCCGCGCTGGCGGCGCTTAAGGAGCAGTGGAAGGCAGACGACGCGGCATTGAAGGCCGAACGCGCCGCCATCCTAGAAGCGCACGCGCAGGGTGCGAGGGACCGCGACGCGGTGCGTAAGCAGATGGGCGGCGCGTCGCTGATCGAGGCGGAGAAGGCAGCCGAGGCAGCCAGGAAGGCGGCGGCGGATGCCGCGGCGGAACGCACACGGCTCGCATCATTGCCAACGCAACCTCCGCCTCGCGCCTCGTCGCTGCCCGTCCAACCGCTCGCCGCGCTCGGTCAGATGGACAAAGCGGACGACAAGCCGGCGACCAAGGCGACCTGATGCCACTGACGACGCCACAGGAACAGGTCGCGTTCGGCCTTCGCGCCATCGGTGTGTTGGGTGTGGGGCAGACGGCGTTGCCGGAGGACTACAGCGACGCCTTCGCCGCGCTAAACGGGATGATAGCCGGATGGAACGCCAAGCGGTGGCTTGTCTACCATCTGGTGGACGTGTCGGTGCCGACGACGGGGCAGATATCCTACACGGTAGGCCCCGGCGGCGACTTCAACATGGCGCGTCCGACGCGGTTGGAATCGGCCTACATCCGCCAGTTCATCAACAACGCGCCGAACTTCGTGGATTACCCGCTGACCATCCTGCAATCGCGGGAGGACTACAGCAACATCGCGTTGAAGACGCTTGGAACCTGGCCGATCGCCATTTTCTATGACAGCGACTTTCCGCTCGGTTCTGTGTTCCCGTGGCCGGTGCCGTCCGGCGCGCTGTTCGAGTTACATCTGGTCCTGAAAGCTACGCTGCGGCAGTTCGACAGCTACGTGCAGTCGATCAATCTGCCGGAGGAATATACCGAGGCGATTTGGACCAACCTCGCGATCAGGCTTGCCGCGATCTATCCCGGATCGTCATTGCCGGAGGCGACGGTCGGACTGGCGAAGGCATCGCTTGAGACGATCCGTACCGCGAACGCGCAGATACCGCGTATGGAAATGCCAACCGGACTGCAACGGAAGCCCTTATGGAATATCTTCTCAGGGCAAAGTTACTAGAACGAAATGGAGTGACGCGCAATGGCCGATGACACCCTGATCCTGACCGGGCCGACGTTCCAGCAGCAAAAGCCCAATACCATCCTTGTCACGCCCACGGGGGGCAAGCAGGCCAATCTCGCGGACTTGATCAACGGCGGGACGGTCGCTCAGTCTGGAACGATGTCCACTCTCACGGTCGGAACCGTGACGACGACTGGCTTCAACATCAACAGCATCACGAACAACATCACCGCCAGCACGACGCAGACGCTGACCGGCGCCGTGGCGATCAACACTGGCATCGCCGTCGTGACCAAGGTAGGGACGGCCGGCGATGCCGTGAAGCTGCCTTTGGTGCTCGCGACGCCTGGGAATGAGGTCTGGATTTTCAATCAGGGCGCATCGGCGATGGCGATCTTCCCCGGCGAGACGTTGACCTCGATCGATGCTGGCACGACAGCGGCCTCGGTCACGCTCACCAATGCCAAGAACGCGGTGTTCATCCAAACGAGTGGCACGACCTGGATCAGCGCGCAGGGCGGCGCCAAGAGCGCGTAAATGACCAGAGTCGCTCTCACGGGTGGTAGTTACGAAGCGCGCAGCGTCATCGCGAGCGCGGTGCGGAGTGTCAATGTATTCGCGGAAAAAAACCCGACTGATGCCGCTTCGCCGTTGACTTACTATGGCTGTCCCGGCCTGACGCCGCTCGCGTCTCCGCCGGTCTCGTTCGCCGGTCGTGGCCTGTATTGGGCGAACAACGATACGCTCTATTATGTCTCCGGCCGGGCGGTGTTCGAGGTCTCGCCGACCTGGGCCTTGAGCCAGATCGGGACCATCAACACCGATCGCGGCCGTGTGAGCATGATCGACAACGGCACGACGCTGGTGATTGTCGATGGTAGCCCGTTTGGCTGGCAGATCGATCTGGCGACAAACGCCTTCTCTGGGATAAACTCGTCCACGAATGGACCTGATCCGCCTGTCACCGGCGCCGTGTATGCGTTCTTTGGCGCCGACCGAGTGGACGTCATCGACGGGTTCATTCTCCTGAACCAACCCGGCACGCGGAACTTCTACAGCACCCTGCTAAACGAGGTTAAGTTCGACGCGCTGTTTTTCGCCGCGAAGAACGGTTATTCGGATAATCTTGTGTCTCTCATCGTGATCAAGCGGGAAATCTGGCTGATCGGCGAGCGCACGACTGAAATATGGTTCGATGCCGGGGCGCCAGACTTTCCATTCCAGATCATGCCGGGACCTTTCATCCAGCATGGGTGCATCGCGAAGGCATCCGTCGCGCAAGCCAACGGCTCCGCGTTTTGGTTGTCGCAGGACCAGAATGGACAGGCGATCGTGGTTCGCACGGAAGGCTACGACGCCAAGCGTATCAGCAATTTCGCGCTTGAGAACGCCATGGCGAAATATCCCACCGTCACGGACGCGGAGGGGTTCACGTTTCAGCAGCGCGGTCACACGTTCTATCAGATCAACTTCCCGACCGCTGACCGGTCCTGGCGTTGGGACGAAACGGTGCCGGACCAGTGGCATGAGCCGGTGTGGACCGATACGAACGGCGTTGAGCATCGTCACCGAGCCTCGTGTTCCGCCTTCGCCTATGGGAAGAACGTGGTCGCGGACTGGGAGACAGGCCAACTCTATGCGCTCGATCCGGAGAACCACACCGACGCGGGCGCTCCGATGCACTACAGGCGCGGCTTTCCGCATATGGTGGGAGATGGCAAGCAGGTCATCTATCCCGGCTTCACGTTGGATGTGGAGGCCGCGACGGGTCTCGACACGATTGATCCGCCGGGGCCATTTCCGTTGCTGACAGGGGCGAGCGGGGTCAACGCGGCGCCGTCGATCGACTCATCAAGCGAGGTCGCGTCTTCGTTCACGACAAACTATGTGCTGGATGGGTTCGGCAATCAGGTGCTCGACGGGTTCGGCAATCCGGTCATATCGTCTGTCACGATCCATGACGGAACAGTGCTGTTCGAAGAGGCTCTGTTCGCCGGTCCCGCGCCGCAATTCATCAACGGCCAGTTTTTGTCAGTCGGGATCGTGGATAACTTCGGCAATCAGATTACCGATAGTCATGGCAATGCCATCATTATTTCGCAGACGAACGCCGCCGCGAAGGTTGGGCCGCCGCTTGTGTATCTCCGGTGGAGCGATGATCGAGGGCGCACGTTTGGCAATCCCATCGGGCAAAGCCTCGGCGCGCAAGGGCAATATCTTACGCAACCGCAATGGTCACGGCTTGGGCGGGCACGAGATCGTATCTTCGAAGTCTATGGGGTCATCCCTGGTAAGTTCGCCATTCAAGGCGCTTGGCTCGATCCGGCCCCGATCGTGATGGAATCCTGATGAGCAGCACGGTTTTCATCGATGGCGGGCCACCGCGCGGATTGCCAGCGGCGACAGGTGTCTCATCTGGCGACGGGATCGTGGTCGCGCAAGGCGGTACGCCAGGGGCGCCGGGCACGGCGATCGTTCGCGAGGCCACGGTCGCGCAAATCCTGGCCGCCGCGTCGTTTCTGCCGATCGCGGGCGGCACCATCACGGGCGATCTGCGGGTCAACGGCACGACCACGCTTGGCGCTTCCTCGGCGCCAACGGCGGCGCCGGGGACCAATACCGCCCAACTCGCCACGACCGCCTTCGACACGGCCGCCGTGCTGGTGGAGACGAACCGGGCCACGACGGCGGAGGGGTTGCTGGCACCGAAGGCCAACCCGGCGCTTACGGGCATTCCCACGGCTCCCACGGCGCCGCTTGGCACCAACACCACGCAATTGGCCACGACAGCCTTCACGGCTCAGACCGTCGCGGCGGCTCTGTTCTCCCCGTCCCAGGCGCCTGGCGGTCTGTTTGGGATGACGCTGGCCAACGATGGGACCAC